GACGGGGCGGTGGAACAATTGGCCGTCTTATCCGTTGGAATTATGGCAACATTGAAGCGACTAAGCTCCCCCGCTTGGTGCATAGTGGATTAGATACCGATGCACTAGCTGAAGCGCTCGCATCATTGCCTAGCTTGGTGCAAGCCCAATTGTTAACTCCTGATGATGATCTTGAGCGTGCTATCAGACAAAAGATCGGTGCGGGGCAGTTGCCAATGGAAGCCACAAGGACAGCACAAGATCGAGCCGTTGCACAAAATCCAGCTTTAGCGATGGCTGAAAGACTGAGGGCAATCAGATGAATGAAAAGCAAATCTCTTTAGCTAAACAAAGATTGATGAATAGACGATTTAACGCCTATCTCAATGCTCCTAAAAAGTACGATGGGATTGATTTCACTCCACCTCAAGGCGTGAGAGATGCAGCAATTAGAGCATTGAAAAAGAGAGCTGAACAGCCACCTTCAAAGAGGGGTATGACTGCGGTGGGTATTGCTAGAGCAAGAGATTTATCTAACGGCGTTACTTTATCACCTGATACCATTAAGCGAATGGTTGCCTATTTCACAAGACACGAAGTCGACAAGCAAGGCTCAACATGGGAAGAGTACGGAAAAGGCCGTCAAGCTTGGGATGGCTGGGGAGGTGATGCTGGCTTCACTTGGTCTAAAAAAGTTTTAAGTCAAATGGAGCGTGCAGATGAAAAAGAAAAATTATTGTCAGAGACTTCCATGCAGGCCTCCAATCATAATGACATTAAGGCATTTAGAGAAAGAATCCGGCTGGGAGAAGTTGCTTTATATCCAGGATCGGACATTAAGGTGCTTTCTTTGGGTAAGGTCAACTCAAGATTCAACGGTGAGACTATTCAAGAAGTTTCAATTGATATCTTGCAGGAGATAGTAAGAGTTTTTAATGATCGAAAAGATACCGATCCAGTCATCATCGATTGGAATCATCAATCTTCTCCTTTTATAAACACTGGGGCTACTGATCCAATTCAATCAATGGCTTATGGTGAAATCGCAGATGTGTACATTAAAGATGATGCATTATTTGTGAAACCGTTATACACTCAAGCCGGTCTAGATCTAGTTAAGGCCAGCGAAGGCGTTTTATATCCATCACCGGAATTTATAGTTGGCAAAATATATGCAAGAGAAGGAGATCCGAAGCCAATTGGCTTTGCTCAACTTCAAGCAGTTACTTTGACCGCTAGACCAGCACAATCAAAAAATAAAATTAGTCGTGTTTTACTCATGGAGAACGCAAACATGAATCCAGAAGAATTAAAGGCGATGACAGTTGATCAACTAGCCACCTTAGTGTTAGAAAAAGATCAACTAGTCAAGCAATTAGAAGCTCAAATTGAAGGCTTGAAATCTGAGAACGATCAGCTTTCATCACCTGAAGAAGATGCTAGCATGGCAGACGGTCAAAAGGTTGAAATCGAACTTGAAGGCGAATATGCTGACAAGAAAAAGATGATGGAAGATCAAAAGAAGATGTCTGAAGCCACCGCTTTATCTGAAAAGGCACAAGCCAAATTGATGAACGAATTGAACGCTCAAGTTACCGCTTTGTCTGAACAAGTCAAGACTTTGCAAGCTGAAAAACATCAAGCAGAAAGAAAGCTTGTTGTTGACGGCTTGCTTAACACTGGCAAGATTGCACCTAGTGAAATTTCAGCCGTTGAATCAGCCTATGATATCAAGGATAAATTCCCAGCTATTTGGCAATCATTCAGCGAAAGAAAAGCAAATCAAGCGATCAACCTTTCTGAAAAGGGACATGCTAGCACCGCTCAAGAGATCAGCTTTATTGATCAAGTGAATGAAATTAAAAAGACAAAAGGCATCACATTTTCAGAAGCTTTAAATGTGATGAGATCCGAACAACCTGATGCTTACATCAAACATTTCAAAGGATAATAATCATGAGCTTAAATAATCATGCTATCTATAAGACCTTTATCGCATCTGCATCTATCACCGCCTTGACCTTGGTCAAACAAGATAGTGATGCAAAAGTAACTCCATGCACCGCGTCAACTGATACACCTATTGGCGTTGCTCAAATTTCTGGTGCAAGTGGCGATGCTATCAATGTATGCGTCAGCGGCATTTCTCGTGTTGTTGCTGGTGGTACTATCACATCAGGCACTCACTTTTTTGTTATGCCTGGTCTTGCTGGCAAAGTGTATGCTTATGACGGCACAGGCGAAGGCGTTCAAAAAATTGCAGGTCAATATCTTCCAAATGTTGCAAATCCTGTAGCAAGCGCAAATGAAGAAATCGAAATCCTTGTTAAAGTATCCTTAGGAGTCTAATCAAATGGCAAATCCAAGTTATAGCAACATCCATCCAGTCAATGACATTCTCAGAAATCTTGCGATCGAAGCAATCCCAAGTGATGGACAACTGATCGCTGATCAAGTTATCGAAGCTGTTGATGTTAAGGCAATCGGTCCAACAGGCACTCTCTTGATCGAAGAAACTCGCAATTTCATGGGATCCCCCGATGTTGATGCACAAAGAGCACCAGGTGCAGACCGTCAACGCATCGGAAATTTTGATCGTTCAAGCACAACCTTCTCAGCTAAAATCTATTCTTTATCTGATGAAATTGCTCTTGAAGATATCAAGTATTCTCAATATCCAGGCAATGAAGAACAACGATCTTTCCGTAAAGTGCAAAGATCAATGCTCTTAAATCGTGAAGCTCGTTTAGCAAATCTTCTGTTTGGTGCTTCAAATTGGGGTAGCTATACATCAGCTCTTGCCTCTTTAGGTAGTGGCTCAAATGGTACTCAATGGAATCAAGCAGGTGCTGAGCCTTTAACCGATCTTCATGCTTTGCTCGATGTTATTCGTGCAAACAGCCATGGCATCAATCCCGACACTTTAGTTTTAGGTTATGGTGCTTTGCGTGCTTTAGCTAGAAATGCAGAAGTACGAGGCTTTTTCACTGCTGGTAGTACTCCATCAGGTACAGCATCAGGCAATCGCTTGATGAAAGATGACATGGTGATTTCTGTTCTCAAAGAAGTTTTAGGCATCCCAAATGTACATGTTGGTCAAGCTCGTAAAGAAACAGCAAATGCTGGCTTAACCTCTTCTGAAGCTCAAGTATGGACTGATGATAGCGTTTTCATGGGTATCATGAAGGGATCAGATGCAATTGCAAATAAGAACGGCGTCAAGGTTATGCCAGTAGCCGCTCTCAATTTTGTATATGAAGGTTATTCTTCAGGTGCTTATGATGATCTTGCTATGACAAAACGCACTGTTTGGATGGAACACACCCATCAGGATAAGATCATCGCTCAAAATTATGGTTTCCTCTTGACTGATTGTTTAGCTTAATGTTCGTATGCTTAATTGTCCTTATTGCCTTAATTCTCTCAATAATATGGTGCACCTAGCTGAAGCTAGTGATGCAGATCAACAGGCAATAGAGGATATCAGAAAACAATGGATTAATGAACGCAATCCACAATTAAAACTCTTGCTCAAAATGAGATTGGATGTCCTCGTCAAAGAGGTTAATTCAGCTAAAACATTTGAGGAAGAAATGAAGAAAGCGACAAATCGATTATATCGTGCAATCGCTGAAATGGTGCAACAAGGTCAAGGGCAGATGCTTGTTAGTATGTCACCTGATGAGCTTAAATCATTTTTAATCTCAAGTGGCATGGGAGACGCCTTGACATATTTTGAGCGTTCTCAAGTGGATATAGTGGAATTGATCAATAAGGCAACGATTGAAATTGATCCAGAATTTAGATCAGCTCCTCCAGCTATCATTCAAGCGATAGCGCAACAAACTTCATCGCAAGTCTTTGATGCTCAGATTTTGCCTTCTATTAGTAGTGCAATTCGCAACATGGCAACAACGGCGATTATTGTTGGTAGCTCAAAGCCTGTACTTGATCAAATGAGAATTGCTTTTGAGAAATCAGTTGGCGTTGGTACTACTCAAGCAAGAACGAAGATCGCTGAATTTGGAAGATCTATCAATGCTTTAAATGCTGATGAAGCAGGCTTAGAAAACTTCATTTATGTTGGGCCTAAAGATGGGATAACTAGACCATTTTGTCGCAAACTTGTTGGAAAAGTGCTATCTAAAAAGCAAATCATCAAGCTAGACAATGGACAGCCTTCAAGTGGTCCACCTTTAACGGCGGGCGGTGGTTATAATTGCCGTCACT